GCGGCGGTGTAAAAGCCGCCCTATTTCAAGGTGTAATATGAAAGATTTTAGCTTTCAAACAGGTGTGACAACTGAGTTTGCCAGACAAGATGATAAAATAGTTATAGCAAAAGAAAAAGATATTTCTGCAATATTAAATCAAAATAAAGACGCTAGAAATAATGCTTCTCGTGGTTGGAAAGGCGATATGCATCACGTGGCCTCTATAGACCCCTTTTTCATTGAGTGGTGGGGCAACGAATTACGCGAAAAAGGCGCGGATAATTGCAACCCGCTTGCCCCTGAAAACAGAGATTTTTTTAAAGCAAAGTTAAACGATCCAGATTGGTATGATGCAATTAGAGTTAAAGAGGGTGTAGTTTAATGTTAGACACGTATGATAATTTAATTGACTCAGTGACTCGATGGTCACACAGAAAGGACACGCTAAACATTATTCCAGACTTCATTACTCTTGCAGAGTACGAAATGTTTAATAATGAAGAGGTGCAACTCGCAGTACGAGAAATGGAAACAATTAACGCGTTAGTAACCTCGGAGCAGTTAATTGATTTGCCTTGCAACTACGAAAAAATGAGATCGATTAAAATCATAAGTTCTGGTGATACATTAGATTTGCTATATCGTACACCCGAGCAACTACAAAGGCGCAGTAATGGTATGCCAAGGTTTTACACTGTCATTGGCAACAAGATTGAATTTGATTGCGTGCCAGACAATTATTATGACGTAAGTGTATCTTTTTATAAAAAACCCTGTGCGCTTACTAGTGATAATCAGACAAATATTATTTTAACTGGTTACCCTAATATTTATTTATTCGGAGTTTTGCATCAATTGTACTTATGGTCTGGTGATACCGAAGAATCAGTAAAGTATGCGTTAAAGTTTCAAGGGGCCATTAAAGGAGCTAACAAAGCAGATAAAAAAGCGCGTTACGGCGTAGCGTCTAGCGTCCCACTCCCGCGGGGTGCTGTTTAATGTTTCAAACAGTACCGTTTAATATTCTTGGCGGCGTACACGAAAACCGCACACGTTCAGTTAGCGTGCAAAACACTACTAATATGTATTTGCAGGTCAATGAGTATTCAGATAAGCAAGCTAGCTTACAGAGTTGGTACGGGCAAAAACTAGTAAATTCAGTAGTAGGTAGTAATGAGCGCGGTTGCTATGTGATGAATGAAATTGTCTACAGGGTTGTGGACGATTCGTTATATGAAGTGAGCAAGCTTGGTATACATAAAAGGCTAGGCACGATTGTCGGCGGTGGTCGTGTAATAATGGCAGACGATGGCGATAATTTAGTGATTGTCAGCGGTCAAGCTTACATATATACAGCAAGTAAGGGTACACTAAAAGAAAATGAAAATGTAAACCTTAGCAATGTTAAATCGGTAACGCTTATTAACAGTCAGTTTATCTATACAACACCTGCATTGAGTTTTATGTCACAGCCTAATTTGCCTGAAAAAGTTAGCGGACTAGACGGTATAGGTGCTGAAAGCTCAGCAGATGAGTTGGTTAGAGATTACGTATTCAACAGGACTATATACAGATTTGGAGTAAGAACAACAGAGCCGTGGTACAACCCGGGCGTAGGTCAGCCACCTATCGACAGGTTAGAGGGGCAGCAATTTAGTGTTGGACTAGGTGCTATACACTCAGTTGCGCATACTGACAAGGCGTTGTACTGGCTTGGTGATGACAATGCAATATATAGAGTTTCAGGTAATCAGTACAACAGAATCAGTGACGATTGCCTGTCTAATGCTATAGAGCAAATGCCTGTTGTTAATGATGCGCTAGGTTATACGGTGACATTGCAAGGGCAAGATTTTTATGTGATCACGTTCCCGTCTGCAAACGTCACTTACATGATAAACGAGGCGCTAGGCGTAAATGGATGGTCACAGCTATCAAGCGGAAACAATAACGACGCATACTCTGCTACATGCTCAGTACACGCGTATAACAATACATATGTTGCCAGTGGCGGCAAATGGCTAACACTTGAAAGAGATGTTTACACNCAAGATACAGACACAATATTNCGCAAAAGAACAACTAAGGCATTTTCAGCAAAAGACTTTGACTTAAATAGTGACTCGATGTTAATGAGCCGCTTGCAGCTTGATGTGGAGCAGGGCGTAGGACTTATTACAGGNCAGGGCGAANTACCAAGAATAATGGTTGAGGTTTCTATTGATGGTGGCCGCAGTTTTCCGCATGTGTTGTGGATGGAGTTAGGCAGACAAGGTGAACATACATTTAGAACAGAAGTCGATCACATGATGCNCGGTAATAGCTTTGTATTTAGATTTACAATGAGTGACCCNGTACCGCTAACAATTAAAGGTGCATACCTTAAGGTTAAGGCNACTAAACGATGAAGGGTAACCGTGTTAATCCGCCTTTGCAGATAACGCTACCTGAGTCAGTAGCGAAAAACCCTGACTTGAAAAAGGCATTCGATGACTTTGCTTTTAACTTGTTTCAGATGTGGAAGCGTACCGGCGGAGGCAATGACTATGTACACGAAAACAAAATAAGAAAAATGTTTTCATCTGCTGGACGCGAAAGCATTAGTGATATGAATATCGGTCTTCAAAACATTTACAGTCAACAATCACAGGCCAGTGAAGAGTTTAATTTTACACAAAAAACAGAAGAACATAACACGCATATAAACTTAATGCACGGACAGAAAGAAGAACCAACAACTGAGTTAATAGATGAAGATCACACAACATCTGGTGACGAAGTACTTATATGTGACAACGTACTAGATATAGAAATAACACTGAACGAAACGCCGGAGGACAGAGAGCAAGTAACAATAAAAAGAATCAATGATTTCACGGTGACATACAAGGCGCTGGTAAATATTGATGATAAACTTGAACATAAACTTAACGCTAAATTTGACGCAGTAAAATTAATATATGTTGCATCTAAAAACGAATGGATAATTACGGGATAAAATATGGCTACACAATTACAAGAACTTACAATTGACACACAGCTAACATCGTCAGCAGCAACTATTGTTAGCTCAACCGAATATAGCGCAGCGTTTATCGGTTCTGCAATTTTTACTAACACAAACACAACTGTTGAAACTGTAACGGTTTGGAGATTAGGCGAAACAACGCCAGCTAGCTCGTCAAATTACTTAGCTAAAAAAGATATATTACCGGGTAAAACTTGGCATTGCTCACAGCTTATCGGGCAAGTGGTCAGTAATTTATCACGAATACAAGCAAGCGCGACTACACCAGCATTTGTTAACGCCAATCTTTCTGGCACAGTATCAAACTAAGGAAATAAAATGGGTTTTTTATCACAACTAGCCAACGTTTTTACAGGCAGCGAAGATGCAAAGGCTGCTAAGAAGGCTGGCGCTTTACAAAACGAAATGGCACAAAACGTTGTAAGTAACGAATTGAGGCCAGCGCGAGATAGAAGCTTAGGTTATCTGTCGCCTTACGAACAACTAGGTCAGCAAGGTTTAAGTATGGCGGGTTTTCTAACAGACCCGCAGCAGCGGGCTGACTTTGCAATGAATAATCCTATATATCAGATGTCGCGCAATATGCTGACCGAGGATGCGAAGCAGTCTGCCGCTAGTGCAAGTAGGTTGTCGGCTGGTGATACATTAGTCGAGCTACAAAACGCTGGAGCCATGGCGGCAATGCCTTTCATAAATCAGCAAAGCCAAAACATTTTTGACTTGATTAATTTTGGCGGTGGGATGGCTGGCAATATGGCAAATATTGATCTATCTACCGCGGATAAAATAAGTGACTATCTAACATCGGGCACAGCAGCTAAAGCGGCGGGCGTGGTAGGCGCACAAAATGCACGAAGCGGGGCAACCGGCAACCTTATCGACTTAGGTACAGGGGCGCTTGATGTATTTGGTCGTGGTGGCGGGTTTAGCGATGGCGGGTTTAGTATGGGCAATCTTTACGGGGGATAAAAAATGGCTATAGATCCAAGAATATCATTAATGGGCACGCCGACTATAAACGTGGGGCAGCGTTACGGGCAAGC